CGTCGCCCGAGACGACCAGGTTGGTCCCGACGATCTCCGCGCTATCCACCTGGCCCAGCAGCGCGTCCTGGTTGTGGCCGAGGAAGACGGGGAACGATGTACGGGACAAGTCCAAGCCGGACAGGTCCACAGCGACCGGATAGGAGAACCCGGCAATCCGCATGGACCCGCCCGTGTACGCCAGCATGGTGAACCGGCGGTTTCGCGGCTTGCCGTCAGCCTGCGCCACTGCGGCGGCGATCTCCAGCGATGCCTGAAGCGCCAGCTTGCGCGGCGTTTGGGCCGAGGCCTGCTTCTCGCAGACGGCCCTCCGCCGTGCAGCGTCGGAGAGCTCCTGGGCCATGATCGCATCGCCCATGCAGCGGTCGGCGAACGGCTCGCTCGTCTCGTCGGGTTGTCTCTCAGGCAGCGGCACGGTCGTCCTCCTCCTCGTCTTGCCGGTTGGGCTTGTCTTGCGCGGGCTCGGCCTGCGCGACCGTCAGCCCCAGTTCCTTGCACAGCTGCACTTCCTTGGCTCGCTGGCGCAGCTCGACCTCCCAGTCCTTGCCCTGGCGGGCATACTCAGCCGCCAGCGTGGTGGTGTTGCTCTCCAGGCGCATCGCCTGGGCGGAGGCCTCCTTGGCGGGGTCCACGTGTTCGTGCCCCTCCCAGAACCACTGGTGCGGGAACCGCATGTCGATGGAGTGGAGGGACTGGGGCAGGAGCCCCTCGACCAGGATGGCTTCAGCCAGCCACGCACTCAGGAGCCGGTCGAGTACGACCGCTTCGAGGTGGGACTGATCGACCCGGATGCTCTTGAAGTAGGTCTGATGGTCGAGGCGACCGGAGGCGTAGTTGTAGCCCGAGGAGTTGCCCGCCGCGACGTTGAACGGCATGTTCAGGCAGCGGGCGATCTCGTTGAGCAGTTCGCGCTTAAACTCGCCGTAGGTGGTCGCGGGCTGTTCGGCGGTGATCTGCCCAAGCTTCCAACCGCCTGGCAACACGGTGGCCATGCGGCGCTCGAGCTCGACCAGGTCCATCGGCTCGACGCTTTCGGCCTCGCCGTTGGCTGGGGCGTCGGTGTAGAGGACGGCGGCGAAGTCGGCGGCGGTCTCGGCGGCGGCGATGACCGCCAGGGTGTAGCGCCGCAGCTGGGCGAACAGCGGCAGCGCGGGTGTAATGTCAGGAATGCCGCGAGACTGCCCAGGCCGATCCGGCCGGAAGTAGTGGATCAGCGACCCGGCCGGAATCCGGTCGAAGTCCTGACCCGTCGCCCAGATGAGCGCCTCGCCTGGGTGCTGGCGAAGGACATGGTACTGCACGGGGTTGCCGAAGCGGTCGAAGACGATGCCGTCCGTCTGCTGGTTGAATGCGGCGTATGCGGGCGTGGCGACCTGGTCGGCCTCGATCAGCCGCAGATCGAGCTGTACGGCGTGATCGACGCTGGGGTTGTTGATGAGCACGGCGAAGGCCTCGCCGCTATCCGCCCGTGCCATTCGCATGGTGCGGAGCTTCTGGGCCAGGCCGACGGCGTCAGCCCACTGGGCGAACGCCTGTTCGATCAGACGGTTGGCCTCCACGTTGTCGGTGAGCATCTGAAGGCTGGGACCGGTGCCCACCACGTCGTTGGCCAGCGTCAGGACGATACCCCGGGCGTAGGAGTTGTTAGCGACCTCGTAGCGGGCGCGATTACGGAGCGTGCGGCGAACCTCGGTGCTCAGCGCCGCGTTGGGCGACAGCCCGTCGGCACTGGCCCAATGCCGACGGTTCTCGTCGGTGGTGACGGCGGCGTCGAAACGTGCCCGGACCACACGCGCGTCCGATCGGCGGGGTGCCGAGTGGGCGGGCTTGGTCGCGGTCAGATTCTTCAGCCAACCGAACATCGATGTCCCTCTCGCGGGGTTGCAGGGGTCCTGGGGTCAGTCCGTTCCAGGGGGCACGAGCTTCTTCATGGCGATGCCCAGTCTCTTGCCTCGCGCGGCCTGCTTGCTCTGCAGGTAGCGGTCGGCGGCGATCTGGTCGGGTAGCGAATGCTGTTCGGCCTCGACGGCGTCGGCCTTGGCCCGCTTGGGGCCGGTGGCGTTCTGCCGAATGGTCTGATCCAGATCCTCGACCATCACACGCGCTCCATGACCTGGGTGCTGACGATGGTGCGCTGACGGTCGCGCCGCAGACGCTGGGCGAACGTCGCCACGGCGCGGGCTGGGTTGCGCCCCTCCAGGTGCGCCAGCCAGGCTTCCTGGACGGCGTCCTCCCGGTCCTTGGGGTTCACAAACCGCAGTTCGGTGAGCAGCGGACCGCTATCCGGCAGTGTTGGGAGTTCCTGTGCCATCATCTGGTGTGTGTCGGGAGGCGGTGAATCGTGCTGGGTCGAGGCAACGCGGGGCGGCGGATTCTTACACGGGTGTAATTCAACCGTGGTACTGGCCCCGTGACGGCTCGCCCAGGAGGGTTTCGCGGGTGACAATCCGGCGTCCGCAGTGTCGGCAGGCCCGCACCCGCGTGACGCCCCGTTCGGTCGGTCGCGTGTAGACGACATGGAAGTGACGGCAGCCGCAGCTGCGGCACTCGAACCCTGCCACAGCGTCCGTCGTCGGCTTGCCCGTGGTGTCGTTGCCCTTTGTCATCGCCTCCTCCTCTGCAGGGTCGAGAGCCTGATGCGCGGCCGATTCGGATCGGGTTTCGTGTCGGTGCCGAACAGCACGCAGCCCTGCATGCTCGCCGCCATCGCGCAGCCCACCAGGCAGTCCAGCCAGTGGTTGTCCAAGCCGGGCTTGCGCAGTTTCCACTCATCGACCTGCCGTCCACGCCCCTGGGTCTTCACGCGGTATTCGGCTGCCAGATGCTCCGCGACCAGCCGATGGTCGTGGCCACTTGCCGGGGCGAAGAGGGAGAGGCACCCCGGGTCACCCATCGGCACGGCCAATCGGGCGTGGACGAAGCTCTTCCAGTAGTTGGTATCGATCAGCCCGTATCGCACGGCCCGCCGCCCCTGAACGTTGGGCACGCGCCAGTGCAGGCCCACCCGGTCACCCTTCTTGGGCTTGTAGTCGGAGAACGGAATGCTCGAAGCGCCCACGTAGCGACCGTGGCTGGGCATCAGGACCGCCGCATGCGGGCTCTGGCGGCAGAACTGGTAGACCACATCCGTCGAGTTGCCCCAGTTGGCGTCGATCAGGCAGCGTTCGACGGTCATCTCAGCGCCATCGTCGCGCCGCAAGTGCCGCGACAGGCGCTGGCCGGTCAGGGCCTCCATCCCCGCATAGATCGCCCCTTCCTGCCCGCCGCCGGAATGCACGGTCATCAACGTGCGCCGAACGTCCCGGAGCGTGAAGTACGCCCGCTTCTGGTCGGGGTAGGCCCCGTAATCCAGCACGTACCCGGTGAAGTCCTCCTCCCAGCCGCAGAGCATCCAGAACAGGACATTGCCTTGCACGTCGATGAACATCGTCAGGTGGTTGACGCCCACCGGCACCTCGCCGCGTTTCATGCCGTTGGTCTTGGCGGCGATAGCGTCGGCCGTCAGCAGATCGTCGTCGTCACCCGTTTCCGGCAGAGGCTCGTTCTGGTACTCGGCCCAGAACGCCGCCTCGCCCTGGTCGAGCTTGAGGTTCACCGCATGCTGGAGGGCGCTCAGTTCATCCGGGTTGTGGCGCTGGGGCCAAGCCACGATTGCGCCGGCATCCATGTCGGCCTGGTGGTCGCGGTAGAATGCGTTGGCCTCCTCCGTGCCCCGGTCGCTGCGCTGCCCCTGGGCCCGCAGCTGGGCGTACTGCTGCCAGAGCTTCTCGTTGGCCGGGAACTGGTAGACCATCTTCGTCCGCTGGCCCTGCCACTGCGGGTGTTTCTCCCGATCGAGGATGCGGTCGGCCATGTCGTCGGGCCGCACGACGGTCAGCGTCATCAGCCCGGCGATCTTCCGCCCCGGACCGGCCAGTCCCAGAATCGCCCCGGCGAGGATCTGTTCGCGCGTGGCGCACTGCGACGGCGAACGCGCTGACTCGTCGGTCTGCGGGTCGTCCAGCAGCACCAGCGAGGGCCGCGTGGCCTTGCCGTCGGCCCGCTTGTGTTTCATGCCCCGGATGCGCCCGGTGATGCCCGCCACCTTGATGATCCCGCCACTGGCGGCGGAACCCTCGATGGTCGGCAGCACGATCTCCTTGGCGGTCCAGCCCACATGCGTTCGCGCGCCGCGATAAAGCTGCCCGGCGGCGCGCTGGTGAATGCCCTCCAGCCCTCGGATCGGGCCGGCCACCTCGGCAAAGTCCTCGTCGAGCAGGTCGTTGTTTTCCAACTCGCTCTTGATCGAGTCGAGCATGTCGGCGGCGTGCTCCTCATCCGACCCGATCAGCGCCACGAACTCGCGATGCCCGTACAGCAGCGCCCAGAGGCACGCCGTCTCGCACAGCGTGGTCTTGCCCGATCCGCGGGGCATGGCCATCGCAAAGAGCCCGCCCTCCAGCACCGCCTGTTCGATCTTGGCGATCACCCTCAGGTGATCCTGCGACCACGCCAGGTGGAAGGTCTGCGGGAAGTACGACTCGCAGAAACCACGGAAGGAGCGGCTGCACGATCCCTTTCGCTCGGCGTTGACCGGCGGATGCACCCAGCCCTCGGCGGCGATGTCGCGCGACGATTCGGACGCGGCCCGGCCCCGCGCGTTGACCGCCTCCTTGTGCTTGGCGTAGTCGCCCTCCGTCCAGCCCGGCTCGAATGTCTCCTGCCGCGCGTGAAAGAGCCACGCCGCGTAGCGCACCAGGTCGATGCGACGGCCGTCGCCGATCTTGTAGGCGGCGCGGTTGAGGTGCCGGTAGACCACGTGCGGCTGGACCACCTCGCCCATCGGGGTGGAGTTCAGCAGCCGCACGGCCTCGGCGACGCGGAGTTGGCGTGGGTCAACCTTCACCGGGTTTGCACCTCTCGGATGAGCCACGCGGCGTAGTGGACGAGATTGATCCGCCCGTCCGGCCCCACGGGCGCTCCGGCGGCGATGTCCGCCCGGACCTGCTCGGGCGTGATCTTCTTCCCGCCCGCCGCCGCCAGCAGCCGTGACACTTCCTCTACGGAAAGCGCCATCGGGTTGACGGCCGGTTGGGCCGCGCCGGCCCGCCCCAACGTCGCGTGGTTGGCGGGAATCTTTGAGGAATGTTCAGCCATTGCCGCAACCCCCGCCCACATCGCCACATGCGCGACGCGGAAAGTTGCCCACATTCGGCGAATCGGCCTTGATGCGGGGCGAAACCCATGGCTGAATGTGTGTGTAAAACCAGTAGCAACAAGGAGATAGCCCATGCGAACCAAACGAATCGAACTCGAAGGACGTACCGGGCACGTTGCCATCGAACGTGAGCGCGGCAGCACGACCATCCGGATCGACAGCATCCTCCGCGACCCGAGGCCGGGCGAGCAGGCGTGGAAGACCTGGGAGCTTCCCGCCCGCATCGACCAGGACGAACTCTTCAAGGTCGCCGAAACCATCCAGCGCCGCTGCGACGGCGTCCGGGGCACCAACAGCGACATCCACGACTACTACCGCGAGCTGCAGCGTTTCGCGGACTGAACCCCCGGCAAGGAGAATGCCATGAGCAAGTCGAAGCCTAAGACCTACGAAGCCACGATCCGAGGACGCAAGGCGCGGGTCACGATCCCCGAAGACCCAGAGCCCGAGGAACTCCTGGTCGACGCCCTGCGCGAGAACCTCTCGCCCCACGCCGTTGCGGCCATCGTGGCGTACCTCCAGCCCGCCCGCACCAACAACCCCGACGTGGACCACCAGGTCCAGTGGTTCGCCGACCAGCTCGTGGAGCTCGTCGGCGGCAGTGAACACCAGGCCCGGCTCGCCGAAGAGCTGGGGCTTTGAAAGGAGAGCAGCATGAATCGCATCGCAGCAAAGAACGCCCACGTTTCGTTTGTGATGCCTGTCGACCTGCACCAGCGGCTGATTCGCCAGGCCGGGAAGGAGACCAGCGACCGTGGCCACACCGTAACGGTCAGCGACATCGTGCGCGGGGCCGTTGAGGACTACTTGGACATGTGGGAGACCGCGACCTTCGTCCCGGAACCCACGCAACCGAAGGAGAGCTGAACCATGAAGAACAAAGACGTCGAGATCGGCAAGGTGTACCGGGTGAAGGTCAATGGGTCCGTCCAGGACGTCCGCATCAGCTGCCAGAACCCCCATGGCGGCTGGGACGGCATCAACCTCGCCACCAAGCGGGCGGTCCGTATCAAGAGCCCTCAGCGCCTGCGGGGCCTGGCCGACCGCCCGGCCAAGCGGCAGAAGATCGTCTCGCTGGCCGAGTATGAGGCCCAAGGCAAGCAGGACCACCAGGACGCCGCCACGACCACCGCCCGCAAGCAGCGCGCCAAGGCCGTCGCCAACCCCCAGAAGGCCGACCAGGAGAACGCACGCCTGGGCGACGCACAGGCGACGAGCGTCGTGCCCAAGCCCCACAAGGCCAGGAAGGTCAGCGGGCTCGACGCCGCCGCCCAGGTGCTCAAGGACGCCGGCCAGCCGATGCGCTGCAAGGACATCGTCGAGACCATGCTCGCCAAGGGCCTCTGGAAGACCGGCGGCAAGACCCCGCACGCGACAATCTACGCCGCGATCATCCGCGAGATCGCCGTCAAGGGCGGCGAGGCCCGGTTCAAGAAGACCGATCGCGGCCTGTTCGCATCCAACGCCTGACATCACTTCCCCTCTGCATCGCAAACCCCAGCCGCGACGGCTGGGGTTTTCTTCGGCGTCTGGGTCTCCACCGCCCCGGGAATGCGCTCCGCCTTCTTGCCGGTGAACTGCTCGTACCTGGCGACGATGACATCGCAATACGGTGCATCAAGTTCCATCAGGAACGCACGGCGTCCGGTCTGCTCGGCCGCGATCAGTGTGCTGCCGCTGCCGCCGAACAGGTCCAGCACGTTCTCCCCGGCCAAGCTGCTGTACTGCATCGCCCGCACCGCCAACTCCACCGGCTTCTCCGTCAAATGGACCATCGACTGCGGGTTTACCTTCTTGACGTGCCAGAGGTCGGTGGCGTTGTTGGGCCCGTAGAACTTGTGGCCCGCGCCCTCGCGCCAGCCGTAGAAGCAGATCTCGAACGCGCCCATGAAGTCTTTGCGGGTCAGCACCGGATGCTGCTTGTCCCACACGATGCCCTGGCTGAAGTAAAGCTCGTGCTTCTTCAGGTACGGCGGGTAGTTACCGAGGTTGGCGTAGCCGCCCCAAATGTAGAACCCTCTTCCGGGGACGAGCACGCGGGCCATGTTGCCGAACCAGGCATCGAGCATTTCATCGAACGCTTGGGCGGTCACGAAGTCGTTGGCGAGCGGCCGGTCCTTGGCCCGCATCTTCTTCGTGGTCTTGTATTTCTTGCTCGGGAACCGCGCGACATCGAAGCCCTGGTGATGCATCCCCTGCGCATCGAACTTCTTCTCCTTGCGGGTATGTCCCTCGGGCATGCTGAACGACGACAAGCCAGCGGCGATGGCGTTGTTGCTGCGCGGCTCGACCCTGACGTTGTAAGGCGGGTCAGTGTTCACCAGGTGGATGGTCGCGCCATCCAACAGGCGGTCCACGTCCTCGGGCTTGCTGCTGTCGCCGCAGAGCAGGCGGTGGTTGCCGAGAATCCACAGGTCGCCCGGTTGCGTGGTCGCCTCGTCCGGCGGGGCGGGCACGTCATCGGGATCGGTCAGGCCTTGCTGCACGTCGCCGCTCAGCAGCCGGGCCAGTTCCTCCTGGTCGAACCCGAGCAGGCCCAGGTCGAAGTTCATCTCCTGCAGCCCGGACAGCTCGATCGGCAGCAGCTCGTAGTTCCACTCGGCGATGCTGGCGGTCTGGTTGTCGGCAATCCTGTACGCCTTGACCTGCGCCGGCGTCATGTCGGTGGCGACATGCACGGGCACCTTCGCCAGCCCCAGCTTCAACGCCGCCTTGTAGCGCGTGTGGCCGACGATGATCACGCCCTCGACGTCCACCACGATGGGCTGGCGGAAGCCGAACTCCCGCAGCGACGCGGCGACGGCGTCCACCGCCTCGTCGTTCTGGCGGGGGTTGCCGGGGTACGGCACGACCTGCTCGATGGGACGTAGCTCGATCTGCATGGGGATTCCTTTCACGAAAGAAAGTCAGTTCGGAACGGGTGCCGTTCCCGCGGGCATCTCCGGCCGCAGGAGGCCAGGGAGGAACCATTGGGTTCTGCCATCTTGGCAGGCTCGCGACGTTTGGCCCGTGTCGGGCCGGGCGCGGGGGTGGTCCGGTTGGCCAAGCCGGGTGAGATAACGCGACGTGGGCCAACGTGGGCGTACCCGTGGGCAACGTGGTTTGATCGCGGGGCACGCCGGTGCTGGTCCGTTTCGTTTTGTGTGCGCCCCTTTAGGGGGCGCACAAAACGAAACGAG